CCGGCATTTTTCACGCCCCAGGGTCGCTCTATCGAGGAGCAATGATCCTGGGGTTTTCTGTCTTCTTGAGTTTATCGTCGATGTATTGACTTGAAGTCTCATACGTCATATTTTCCTTATTATCACGGAAAACCAATTCTAGGTATTCTGGTTTTAAAATGTCAATTTCGCGTTTTGCGTCATTTAGGTCAATTTCGTGTTGTTGGTAACTTACGGAGGTAATGCTACTTACGGTTTTTTCGACACCACCGTCGATATATGTGACAGTATGGTCAGCATCAACAAAAACACCCTCAGGTTGAATTAGTCTATTCTGACTATCAAGAACCTTTTTGGTCTCATAGTGATGAATTTGTGCCAATTGTTCATTTGTGTATTTTTCACTCAGATAGTTAGATAGATCTGCATTTGACATTGGCCACTGATCTCTAACATTGGTGATATTGTTGGTGATCAGAATCACCCAATCAAGATCTGGTGTACCATAAACAAACTCAGCTACGTTATCAGGGCGATCATCACCTTCAACGTTATATTGGTCAAAGAGAATGAATGACTCTAAAACGTCCTCTCTGATGACAGAACGTCTGAAGATGTTTCTGACTTGTGTGTAGTCATAGATAGACCTTCTATCATTACCCAGATATGGGTAAGACAGTTTTGGAAACTGTCTGAAATAGGTGTTTTTGATTCTGTTGTTTCCTGAATAAGTCATTAGTAACCTACCGAGTTATCTGGTGATCCATCTTGATCTTTATCATAAACGGGTTTGAGTTCTGTGAATTGAAGACTCATACGAACTGCAACTGGTTGAGAGTCTTGGTAAGCACTCCAGAATCCATCAGGTGCATAATCAACGGTAATGGTTCTCAACGCAAGGTCATTAAATTTATTCATAATACCTTCATTACCAAATGTTTTGTATTCCAATGAAAAAATGTCAGGTGTACCTAATAATGCTTGATTTCGATATTTAGGTGCTGCACCCTGTTTAAACCAACGAATGATTTTTCTGATCTGATCACCCTCTTCTTTACTTCTCGCTACCATCAGATACTGGAATCCAAAGTCTCTCAGAACAGGTCCTTGGAATAACAGTTCTGCATTAGGGTTAATGATATTTCCCGTAGATCTTGCAAGCAACGCATCGGGTTCAACAGTGATACCTAGTGCTTTCAGAAGTTCTGATCCACCCAATGCACCAGCAACAGAAACTGAACCAGCAATGGTTGGGATATCGATTATGTTAGATGGTATTTTCACTCCGCCTGGACCTATGGTTTTCCCAAACGAGTCTTTTAATTCTTGAATATTAAATCCACCTTTATTAAGCGTACTTGATATCGCATTAGCCGCACCACCAAGTAAACCTACTGCACCAACACCAAAAACATTTAAATCACTTTCACCCCATTCTGCACCGTTAGAATCGCTGACTTTCGGCATCGGCAGAATTACCGTTCCTTTCGGTTCTTTCCTCGCTTTCTCCTCGTCTTTAGCAGAACCACCTGCAAGTGAGCCCGTTGGTCCACTTAAATTTGCTCTACCAGCTCTATTATATTCAAATCTATTAATCTGCAAATGGTCTTGAGTAAGATCAATATTAAGTGGATACGCATATGCTCCAGGCGCCGCACCACGACCATAACGAACCGATGATGGTGATTGATATTGGCTCGGTCTAGTAATTACACCGTTTCTATAAAAGTTTCTATCAGCAGTCTCTAGTTCAGTTGGATTAGTCGCAGCATTATTCTCATTTCCAAATTCAACCAAGTACCTAGCATACAAAATATCATCGTCAGCTACATTAATCGATGAACCCGTTGTTCTACCATATCTGGCAATATTATAAGCTTGCTTTGCTTCATTACTGTTCTTAGCAGTTGTCCAGTCGTTTTCACTGGGTGCAAGAACTTTACTATCTTTATCAATACGAGTCAGTACGAGGTCATCATCAGTCCCCTCAAAATAGAAGACAAATTCGGAAACACCTAGTCCGTCAAGTCCACTGTATTTTCTACTAGCTTCTGCCATTAATTTTTTGTGTATACTTTATGTTTGGGAATCATGATTCCGCGCATATCAACGAATCTTTCAGTTGGAAGTTGAGCAACGTCACTCCATTCCGTTTCTGGAATTTTGTATGGGACGCCCTGAACTCCAGTATACAAATATCGGTGTAATGTGTTTCTAGGTACTGCGATGGCACCTTGCGCTGAATTATTTAGAAGACTTATTGCGAGTTCGTCTCTTCTCTTGAGTTTTACATAGTGCAAGTTACAACCTAAGAATCCACCTGGTTGCATCTCAATCACATATGTGAGAGGATACATGTCATAATATGGTTGTTCCGTGGTTGCATTATAAGTATACTGATATAGATTGCCAGGTGAGAATCCACCAGTGTCCATATCATTGAAGTTGAGGTCTGGATTGTTGTCCAGTTCTTCCATCAGTTGTGTACGAAACCATTCACCACTACGACTGCGGTTTCCAATCTTATTGGTGATGTTTTGTAGGATGCTCATACTCCGAGTTCCTTCTCTGTCATAATTTTGAACTCTAGTTTTCTATCTGCACAAAACTCTCTTGCAGCTTTCCACTTTGCTTGATTTTTTGCGTAGTTGATGTTCTCTGTCAACATTGTCTTTCTGGACTTACCTTTAGTTTGAACAGGTTTGACAGTTTCTCTCATTGGTTTGACTTCAATCACCGTGTTTCGAACTTTTCCATTCTTATCCTGGTATTTGACAAAGAAGTCTGGAAAGTATCGACGAACACGATTCGTGGTTGGGTCAAGATATGGGATAAAGAACTCTTCAGACGCCCACTCCATGATATTTTCATTCAAATCACAGTAAACCATGAACTTACGTTCCCAAAGTGACCTATAAATAATGTTAGTATGATCACCCTTATATTTCTTTGGGTTTGAAGGTTTAAATACCCCTTTATAACTCATACATAGTATAGATGCTCCAGACTATTTATTGTGTCCTTTCCCACTCGCGGTCAGATATATCAAGAACCACTTGATAGAATCAGGTCTACGTTAGGTCGTGTTTCTTTAGACACTTTCTATCAGGTTGTGTTTTCTTTTGGTAAGGATAGAGATTGGTTCAATACTAGATCTAGTATTTCTGGATCTTCTCTAAATGCTGGTTTAGATTTCAAACAGAAGATGGGACTTCTGTGTGCTGAAGCTGAATTACCAGGCACTGGATTCAGTGCAACCTCCGCTATTGGACACTTTCAAGGTATTCAAGAACAGTTTGCGACAATTAAGGATTATCCACCACTTAACTTAGTTTTTTATGTTGATGCTGATCATGTGATGATTGAAGTATTTGATCAATGGATGGAATATATCAACCCCACTATTGGAAATAGAAGAAGACTGAACGCATATAAGAAACTTAGATATCCAGAATCCTACAAAGAAGTCATCCATATCACTAAGTTTGAAAGAGATACATTTAACTCCAAGTCATCAGCAAATCCAGCTAGATTATTGACGTATGAGTTTATAAATGTGTGGCCAACCAACATGACATCCATGAAGGTTAACTATGGTGGTTCAAATGTGTTAAAATTATCTGTGCAACTTGCGTATGATAGATTCTTCACCACATACACAAGTCAAAATCTACAAGTTTTACCCGTTGACTATGGAGTTGAAATGAAAGCAAAAGATTTGATTAATAGATATGGCGAAATACAAGACTTCGTTTCTAGACAACCATTTGACAGTGGTGGTTATGAGTTTCAAGGAAATATTAATGGAATACGAAGAGATGGTGCATATACGGAAATAAACTCTATCCCCAATCCCTTCAGAAGATCGGGATAAATAATCACACTGAATGACTCATTATGCCACTGCCGACTATTGCAACTCCCACGTATGAGTTGATTTTGCCATCCACTGGAAAAAAGATCAAGTATCGTCCTTTCTTAGTAAAAGAAGAAAAGGTTCTGATTCTTGCTCTTGAATCTCAAGATCAATCAGAGATTACCAATGCAGTCAAGGATGTTCTGAAGAAGTGCATCATGACTCGTGGTATCAAAGTTGATAGTTTGCCTACATTTGACATTGAATACATCTTCTTGAATATTCGTGCCAAGTCAATTGGTGAATCTATCAAGGTGGTCGTTAAGTGTCCTGATGATGGTGTCACGGAGGTTCCTGTCACCATTTATGTTGATGAGATTGAAGTATCAAAACCTGAAGGACATACAACTGATATTGTCCTTGACAAGACAATGACTTTGAGAATGAAGTATCCATCTTTGAGTCAATTCATTGAAAGTAATTTCGATGTGTCTATGACACCTGAAGAGACTGTTGAGAAGACTTTTAAGGTGATTGCAGATTGCATGGATACAGTCTTTACTGCAGAGGATGCATGGGAAGCTAAAGACTATACTGCAAAGGAAAGACTTGCATTCATCGAACAACTGAACTCAAA